ACTGGGACAGTTTAGCCTAAAATGTTGCTTGGTTGATAAATTCATCAAACGTCAAGCCAACCTCCTTCCTTGCCGGCGGTAGGTGATCCTCGCGTAGAACTTTTACCATTATCTTTTGCTTAAAGCGCTCTACTTCATCGCCTGGCGTGTCAGCGTAAACGGCCAGCAGTTTCGATCTTCTCAAGTACCATCTACCGCAGTAAAGAAACAACTGGCCAACCCTTACATTCTTAAATAAAGTGCGCTTAAGGTCTACGCTCTTAAGGTCAAGATCAGGCGAGATCAGATTAGGCATCTTCCGTATCCTCCTTAGCAGCTAACCGCCTTGCAGCAATCGCCTCTGGCCGGCTAAGAAATTCACCGATGATTTTGCCCTTGTATTTTGCTACCCAAAGGCCAGTCTTCCTGTATCTGCGTATATCTGTCCGCTCCCAACCTGGCCGCCTTCCTCGCTTCCGGTGAGGGGAATCATAACATGGCGGTTTATCGGATAGCGCTAGATTGCATAGCGCTAAGTTGAGAGGATTGCCGTCAATGCAGACAACATACTGCGGGCTAGGATCAGTGCCATTGGCCATAATCCAGGCCACCAGTGCCGCCGGCTGCCGGCCATTAAGGAACAGGTAGGGAATGTTCCCTTGGGTGCTGCCGGCAGGATCACCGATTTTTCGCGGACCACGCTGCCTGAGGTATGTGAACTGGCCCGTGAGTTGGTTATAGTGGAGTAGAGCCTGCAGCTCGCTGATAGGGGGAAGTGTCATAAGCCTTCCTCCAGGTTCCTATCTGCTTCGATAGAGCGCAGTGTGTCTAGCTCATCCTGCGACTCAAGCAGGTTGATCAAAGATTGCGCGTCAGAGTCGCCGCAAATTGCTCGCCTGCCGATATAAGCCCATGCTTTTGCGTCTAACAGGGAGACTTCGGCTTTTAGTATTGAAATGTCAGCCATTGGTTTCATTGGGAGGGAGTAATTTACTTGTATCGCACACTTCAACTATCGCCTCAACGATATCCATTAAGCCGCGCTCCCTCCAGTTGCCTTGTCGTTGGCTCAGGTAAAACTCTCTCAAAAGATGTAGCGCTTCGCCCACTGGATCGATACTATTTAGCGGAAAAACCTCTGCGTTTCCATAGCGCTGAAATTTCCATTCCTGAAATTCGTGCATGTTTACGCTAAAGGTAACATCCAAGCAGGGAGAGGAAAGTGCCGCAAGATAATCGCGGCTTACGGTAACCTTCATGGCTGATTCACCATGCTAGGATTACGCTCTGCAGCCGTCAGGCTTGGATGATCGCGGTCATCATCCGGCGGCGGGTTGATCTCTTCAACCTCAACCAAGAAATCTTCATTGTCATTGACGGCGTAATCGCCCGCACACAAGAAGGCGTGTAGTTCCTCAACAGTATCGCAATCAAGAAACTCATGGATTGGATTCTGTATGATCTCCACGCTATATGGTGGCTGGAGATTTTTCAGTTCCTCCTTGAGTCCTTCGATCGTTGGGTGCGACTCAAAGTAAAGAGTGACTTCCATGGGATTAAAGCGAAAAGGGCGGTGATGATGAACAGTGCTGAAAGCGGAAGCGTTTGGGTTGAAGCGCTAAGGATTAGCGCAACAAACGCTATCTTGGTGCGTGTGATGCTTAACACGGGCCAATGTCCTCATGTATCGGGATTGGCGGCAATGGGTCAGGGTGAGATTTGCCGCAGTGCTGGCAGGTTGTGCCGATCGGCCATCCCCTTAACGGAACATAACCAACCTCGCTTAGCCTGTAGTGCCATGCGTGAATACCAGCAAGGCAAAGAATGCGGTTAATCATTTTGGATCCTCCACTGGAGAGTCCGTGCCATCAGGCAGAACGTAGACATTTGCGATGCCGGCATAGATGGCGAGGTGGTTCATTTCTTCAAGCTCGCCATGGCAGATAACGCTTGCTTGGTTACCGGCTGTAACCCATAGATTGAAGCGAGGAAATTTTTTCCGTGTAGTCATTAGGAAGGTTTAGGAATGTGTACTGTTGCAGGAACAAACCAATGTACGAGGCTAGGGTTTAGGTCGTTTGCCAGTGCCACTTCTTCGGAAGGGTTGGCGATAGGCACATTGCCTCCGCCCTCTTTGCCGGTCAGGGTGCTGCGCCAACGGATGTAGCCGTACTGCGTCATGGCAGGTACTGAGTAGGTGGATTGCGATTAAGCAAGAATTGCTGGAATCGAGCTGGTAGATCGCTACTGGCGAGAAAGCTCGCTCCTAGCAAGATGCCCAACAAAAGAGGGGAAAGAAAACGAATCATGGCGATACCGGGGCTTCTGCAATTAAGCGTAGCAGTAAGTCTCGCTGGCGAGCCCTAGCGGCGGCGTAGGCGGCGGCGGCGGCGTAGGCGCGGGCGTCGGCGGCGGCGGCGTAGGCGGTGGCGGTGGCGGCGTTGCGAAAGTCGGCGGCGACGTAGGCGGCGGTGGCGACGTAGGCGGCGGTGGCGACGTAGGCGGCGGCGGCGGTGGCGGCGGTGGCGGTGGCGGCGGTGGCGGCGGCGGCGGTGGCGGCGGCGGCGGTGGCGGCGGCGTCGGCGGCGGCGGTGGGCCATGTTTCACCTGCTGCCAGTAATTCCATGCCGGCGATTACTGGATCCACGACAGACTGAGCCTCAGTAGGCGGCAGCGCTTTTAGCTCAGCCGCTAAGAACTGCCAGCAAACCCTGGACAAATCCTTGTTATCGCAAGCGACGGCATCCGGCAATGCTGCAAAAAAGTTTTGCGCTTCATCTTGCGGTAGTGCTTCAAAAATACTTTCCGCGATTTTAAGAATCGAAGACGGCAATCCGTAGGTAAGCTCGATTTTAGCCGTGCTACTGGAGTGGGCCAAGCATCCGATGAAGCATCCTCGGCTGGTTTCTGGATTCCAGTAATTTCCCTGCTCGACCGCATCGGCCTCAATGTGTGCGGCAACCTCCTGGCGTAGCTTGTCGGTGTTTTTGGTGAGCACGTTTACCTGTGGCTGGTTGAACAAGACAATAATAACCGCTTAAAGCATCGCTGCCATGCCGCATGTTGATCTCTTAACATTTAGTAACGTTGCACTGCCTCCGCGTCTCCGCAATGGCCGAACGGCAGGCCAAGACAGCGCTCGACCCGCCGTCGTTGATCGTTGGTAAGCCCCTCGGGGCTATGTGCCCATGGCCACAAAATGGAAGGGTTGAAACTTTTTGCTTCAACAAGGTATAGATTCTTTTTGGCGGCTTTCACGCGCTTTTGTATTCTTTGCTCATACAAATCTTCGATTGACAATTCTCTCAGCTCCCGCCGATCACCTTTTGCAAGCAAAAGTCGCTCTGGTTTATCCGGCTTCTCGACTACTTCTTTCTCTGCACTAAGATGAAACTTAGTCTTTTTGATCTTGACCTTACCTTCTAGCGTCCAATCAATCGGCTCATGCGGCAATGGTAAATTGCGCCAGCAGTTGCCATGGTCAATAATTAGCGCTACCTTGTCTGGATTTTTTGAATCGGTGCGCAATACCCTGCCGATAAGTTGCTTCCAGAGTCGCAATGAACGTGTTGGCCTAATAAGCTGCAAGCATGTTGCGGCCGGCAGGTCTAAGCCTTCATCAATCAATGCAACGGAAACAATTACCTTCAAATCGCCGGCAGTAAAGCGCTCAAACGCATAATCACGGTCGCGGTCTGATGTAGTGCCGATGACAACTTCAGCGCTGATGCCTTGCGCTTTATACTCTTCCGCAATTCTATTGGCATGTTCAACGCTAATCGTTACCGTAATGGTAGGATGCAAGTCTGGGTTGAAATGCAATAGATCACGCAAGAAGTCGCCTTGTACTTTGACAATGCGTTCTTCAATCTCTTCCTTTTTGAAATCTCCGCCGCGTGTTGTTACGCCTTCAGTGTCAACTACTGCATCATCACCGCCAAACATCTTGTACTTGCATAGTGAGCCATCGTCCATTAACTGCTTAGGCTGCGGACCAAGTATTAGCTTGGTGATGCCAAATTTACCCAGCCCGGCGCCGGTTGGTGTGATTGGCGTTGCACTAGCGCCGGCAAAGAATGCAGGCTGCATTGCACGTATAATCTCCTGATACGTCTTTGCCTGTATATGATGGCATTCATCGAGCAGCAGCACCCTGCCCTTAAACGTAGAGATCGCTTCACGCCTACGCGCAAGTGTCGGCATCATTGTCACCATGATGCCGCGATCTTCCGTCATACGCTTAGCAGTGTAGAACCCTACAGGTTCATTGCAGTGCTTACGGCATGATGCGGCAAGCTGTTTAATGATTTCATTGCGGTGCGCCGCCAGGATGACTTGATAGCCCCATTGACGGTACAGGCGTGTTATCTCTGCTAGCATAACAGTTTTGCCAGAGCCGGTGGGGGACACCAGGCAAGGTGCGCCCCCTTCGTTCATGTGCTCAACTGTTAGACCAGAGAGATTGCGCTGGTAATCCCTAAGGTCAAACATTATTACTTAAGTACCCGCACCTTCCATGTGTGCGCCTTATCAGCCATCTCTGCCTTGCCGGCTTTTAAGTACTTGGCCTGGAGCTTGTGCGATTCGCCGCTAAATTCATCCTTGAAGTCATCGCCCACTTTGAAGTAGGTGCCTGTTGCTTCACGGGCAAGCCGCACTTTCTTTGTGGTGCCATCATTAAACTGAGCCTTGCATTCTGTTTTTGTCGCAATGGCATGTGCGGCGTGCATTGCTTCCAACTCTTCCTTGAGCTTGCTGATCTGATCCTTGACCGTTTTTTCCTGTCCCTGCAGATACAGTAGCCTTATTGCAAGCTGCTCTGCTGTTGGCGTTGGTGCTGATGTTGGCGTTTGCATGGCGGTTGCTGGTTGTCAACCCGCTAATTGTAGCACCTCTTGTAGGCGGTCCAGCGTCGCTTCCTTGGTTGCGCCCCTAAAATTTGTGTTACCGCTTGTAGAGCAAAATTCGTAGCACGTTCCGCCCCAGGTGTACCGGATGCTGGCCAGCCAGCCGATCGCGTGCCCATCGAGCAGGACCGGCACCACAGCAAACGGCGGCGATGGTGGATCAGGCTGCCCGAGCGCCATGGCCATCTGCAGGCCAAGTTCATCGGCCGGATGGACCCCACGGGCGAGTTCCCCGTAGACGGTCATCTCACCGAACGTCAGGCGTGGATTGGTCATAGCTGCAGCCAGAATTGCGGGAAAAGGGAAAAGTATAGAGAATAGGTCAATACCTCTCGATAGCGTAATGCAACAGTGCCAGTGCATCGGCTTCGTTGTCATCAACTGGGTTATACCCAAGCCCTTGCATGGCGGCTATCATCAGCGGCTTGCCCGCGTTACCCTTGCCGGTGGCATGTTTCTTGATTGTCCCAACTGGTACGCCTTCATAAGGTATTTGCTTTGTTTCTCCGAACACTTCAAGGTGACTCAGAAATCCGCCGTAGGCGTGCGCGGCATCTGTAGCAACGTGTCTGCGGACTTCTTCGAACACGATATGGTCAACAAGATTAGCGCTCCCGTCAGGAGAAGCAATTTCAGAAAGCCAACGGTTGAAGCGAAGGTAGCGCATTCCGCCACCTTCAAAGCGTTGCGGCTTGAATGATTGACTACCTGAAACAATCGAGCCATCACGGCTCCTTAATGCCCAGCCAGTTGTGGTGCCAAGATCAAGCGAAAGAATGGATTTCATGGGGAGCTGTGAGCGGTGGGAAAAAGAGGCCGTGGATCATAGGCTTAAAAGTTTTGCCAAATCCTGCGTACTGATCACACTTTGCGCAGTGAGATGATAGCAGAAAGGAGTGCCGGTATCCTTTGCTGGCAACTGCTCCAGTCGATTAGCGAGCCATGTCCCAGTAAACCAAGCAAACAGAAACGGAATGCCGGGAAACGTAATCTCGAACGTGCATTCGATAATCATTGAAATTGTCATTTTGCTATTAGCTTCATGGCAGAAACGAAGCTCCCATATTTTTATGTTGTCAAACGGAAGCGAAAAGCAATTTACTGGCATTGGGGGTGATGCGTTGGTCAATGCCATCATAGCACAAAAAAAGGGCAAGCCTGCAATGCTTGCCCGATGATGCACTTGCGCGTGGTTTCAGCGCGTTGGCCTTTTCTTCAGCTCAGGCGCTGGCTTCACTTCTTCGGCTTTGGCTTCTTCTTGGGCTTTGGCTTCTTCTTGTTGTTGCCCTTGCTCTCGTACTTCTCGGCTGACATTGGGGAAGGTTGCGGTGGGAATGGTTTTGATGTGCTCGATGGATGCCGCCAATTCGCGGCACGTCTTATTCAGATCCTCAAGCATCGCGGAGCGCTCTGCAATCATAGCAGCGCGGCAAGACTCAAAGTCTGAGTAGGTGCTGATAGCGGCAAACGGATCTTTGACGAAAACACCAAAGGCTTGCGCCCTGCGTTCGTAGAATGCAAGCGCTTCGCCCTTCTTTAGCACCGGCAGTGGTGCCATGTCGCTTGGATTGCCAGGAATAATCCAGGCTTGCTGTTCAGTCATTTGGCGGCCTTGGTAGTTTTTTCTTTTTCAGCAGTCTTTTTGGCTGCTGTCCTTGCCATTGTAACCGCTACTGCCTCCTCTCTGCCAGGCGGGCGAGGCAGGGCGCCACTGTTTTCAAGCTTTGTCCAGTTAGCAGGGTTGCCCACAAATGCCAGCGGTTGTACGCTAGACTATTGGCGCCCCGTGAAAAACTCTTGACCATGTGCCAGTTGCGCCATTGTCACGCTTGCTCTGTCGTGCCATAATCGGAACCGCGCCACAGGGTACGCGCAAAAAAAAAGGCCGGAATGCCGCCAAAGCATCCGGCCCTTGATCAACCAACTGTCCAACCACGAAATTTTATCACATGGAACGCTGGCAGCAGTCAGGCGCGAAGAATCCTTGTCCAATTTGCGGCAGGATTAAGGATGGGGATTGCCGTACTCGCGCCGATGGCGAGATGGTGATTTGCCATCGCGGCAAGAGTATGGGGCCACCCGAGCGACTGAAGTTGGGCCAGATCCTGACCGACGCTCAGCAGCGCCAGTGGGCCTACACTGGGGAGTCGAGGGACGACAGTAGGGATGGCGCGGTGTTTGTGATCGACAGGCCAGGCACCAGTCTGCCCGCTTGCGAGCCGTGGCCTGCCGCTGTCCCACTGCCGGCGGTAAAAAATGAGCTGCCTTGCCTGGCTACAACATATCAGTACAGGGAAGACTTGCGGGTAGTCCGATCTGACTATGAAGGCGACAAAAAGAAAGATTTTCAGCCACAGTTTTTCTTTAATGGGCGCTGGAATGCTGGCGCTGGCTCTGAAATATGGCCGTTCTACGGATCGGTCGATAACAATTCTGGCGCGTCAATAATAGAAGTTGAAGGAGAAAAGTGTGTTGACGTATTGCGTGCGCAGGGAATTGCGGCAATCACTCACCCTGGCCACCAACGGGACGAGGTGAGCTGCAGAGCAAGATATGCGGGCCTGCTGTCAGTAGGTGTAAAGACTGTTTACTTTATATCAGACAACGACGCGCCTGGCAGAAAGAAAGCGGCTGCGTTTTTAGCTGCTGCGCAACTTGCGCAGATTGAGTTGCGCGTTGTTCCGGCAGAGTCCATTTGCAATGTGCCGGATGGTGGCTCAGTTGATGATATGCCAGCGGAGCAACTTGGCTCGCTTATTGCAGTAGCGATTAAGTCAGCGTCAGGCGCAAAACCGGCACCACTAAGCCGCGTCAGCTATGGCGCGATCAAAAAAGCGCTGCAGGAATTTTACGAAACCAATCCAGCCTCTGCTGCTGACATACAAGCTGGTGTCGCAGATATTGCCAGCGCTCATGACGCGTCAGCGTTTGATACTAGGAGGATATGGGACTCCCTGGAAGAAGACCGGCAGGTTGAGGATGAGGCGCTTGGTGCTACGACTGCAATAACGCAGCGACAGAACATAGCGGTCAAAAGAGAGTCTGTTGCCATTGCTGATTACTTGCCTGACTTGATACTTGGTGCGGTTGAAACATTAACGGCCAACCTTGCCTGTGATCCGCTTACGGCAATAGCAGTGGTGCTTACTACTGCTGCCGGTGCATTCAAGGCAGGCCATCGCGTTGACGCAGGCGATGGCTTGTTTGTTAAAGAACCCATAATGTGGCTGCTGCTATCTGGCTCGTCCGGTAGCGGCAAAAGTCCAATTATGCGTCATTTGTGCCAGAACAGGTTGCGGCTTGTTCTGAATCATTATGAACATATTAGTGACGCTGCTGAAAGTGAATATGAGGCACGCTATTTGAACGTAGCGAAAGCGTTGCGTCCCGACAGGCCAGAGCCGCTGCAAACTTGTATCGCAAACTTTACGACTGAAAGTTTAACAGGCATTTTGGGCGACAACCACCGGCAGGGGTTAGGTACTTTCATCTACTCTGAGGAGATCAAGGAGATCCTTGGCAACTTTGATGAATACAAGACCGGCGGTAAAGGCAAGGGCAAGGAAACGTTTCTTTGCTTGTTTGATGGCAATGTCAATACTTCGCATCGCGTTGGCAAGCGAGCTAAGATGGTGAAAGGCAAAGTGCAAAACGCATTGATAGGTGGTGTGCAGCCTGGTGTATTCCGCAAGATGATTGAGGAAGGTGATGATGCCGGCTTGTTTGCCCGTTGCCTAATGGTGCCATTGGTCAATGATTACAAAGAGCCAAACTTTTGTCGTTCGCCAGAGGAACTTATAGCAGTACACATGGCTGAGCAATGCCTGGAGAACTTTTATTTACGCTGCCTTGAACTGAAGCCGATTGTGCTAAGACTTGAACCGGAAGCGGTAGAATTGTTTAAGGCGCTGCACCGCGATACCTACGACAAGTCGCAAGCTGTATCGCTTGAAAGTCAGCGAGCCGTGTATGGCAAGCGGCTTGGTTATGTGCTGCAAGTTGCGCTTGTTATACATCTATGCCGTGTTGCTGCTAATGAGGAAACCGTCAGCGAGCTATACTTGTCCAAGCAGCTACTAGCGCGTGCTACGGTATTGGTGGATTTACTTCAAAGCTACGCGATTGTCGAGCAACAGGAATCCCAGATGCAAAGGCACGGCGCGTTTGATCTTAATAGGCGTGTCCACGTTTATGCGAAGGCGAATAATGGCTGCACTGCGGCGAAGTTTGTATCTGCTTGCGTTCCAGTCAGGCATCGCAGAACCGTGCAACAGTCACAGGTTAAGGCTGCAATGGAGCAGCTTGTCTCAATGGGTCTTGGCGAATGGCGAGAGGGAAAGTCGCAAACTTTTGTAGCGCTTGGAAGGTTCCCCGATTAAACGCTTGACAAAGGCCGGCCAGCGTGCAATGCTTGGTTGTCCAACACAAAACATGCCATGAGCACCGACAAGGAGCACTTGCAATGGATCTATGATCGTTTGATTTGCGCTCACGGTGAGCCGTCAAACGTAGATTACATGCTGCGTTTCCAGGAAATTATTGACAGTTCCTGCGATTACGTTGTTCCAGTGGAAGAGGGGCCTACCTCCACTTACGCTATCGAGCTTGATGAAACTACGGCGCAAGTCTTGACCTGCCCGGAATGCTCCAGCACTTCTGTTGGTTTCTCGTCTTCGCGTTTTGGTGTTACAACTCGCAAGGAGACACGCGGCGATATAGAGGCCGACATTATTGCGCTTGGTTTTTGCTGTGAAGATTGCGGGGAGCGGTGGGAATTGCGGATTGAGGCTTGCACCGGCCAGAGGGGGCAAGCGCTCAGCCTTACGCTTGAGATTATTCCTAAAGCTCCGTGCATTCTGCCGACTCTTGTTACGCCGTCTACGCTTACTCGCACACTTGCGGGACTGCTTAAGCGTTTCTCCAGAGAGGTAAGGGAAGCCGCTTAGCCGGTAGCCTGTTTCATGGTACAATTCACTTGTTCACTGATCTTCCATGGCACGAACACCAGCCTCTCCACCGCCGCAAGTGCAACCGCTTCAGGTCGTTGCACCGCCGCCACAAGTACAGCCCGCGCCAATGGCGCACCCTGTTACTCCTTTGAGGCAACCATCACTACTTGAGGCTATCGCTGCCGCTTCTGCTGGCTTTGGCGATTTGACTAAAGATAGCGACAACACCTATCTTAAGTCGAAGTATCTTAAGTTGCCTGGCTTACTTAAAGCCATTAAGCAACCGCTGCTCGATCAAGGTGTTGTCGTTTACAGTCAAGCCATGTGCCTTGAAGGTGCTTGGCTTGTGCGAACGACGCTTGCGTTTGTCGATGGCCGCGAGGAAATGTACTCTGATTTTCCGATCAGCGACATTTCAACCCTTCACAAAATTGGCGGGTCGTTCACTTACGGCACACGTTACAATCTGTTTGCGTTGCTTGCCGTTTGCCCTGAGGATGACGATGATGGTAGTAGCGGCGGCTACAACGCTCCCGCTCCTGCCGTAGCGCAACTTCCGGGCTTGCCTGGCGGCGTTGGCGTCTGGCCTGCTCCTGGTCAGCAAGTGCAGGCGCCGCAAGCGATGTACCCGCAACATTCTCAGCCGCCGATGGCAGCAATGCCGCCGGCAATGGTCAACCCTGTTCAACCTCTCCCCGTCCTTCAGTGATTCCCTCTCAACCGCAACAACAGGCTCAGTATCGCCCCAATCGCACTGCGCTTTGGGTCAATGATCGCAAGAATGCTGCAAACCAGCCTGACTACAAAGGCAACCTGGAGCTTTCTTATGCTCTAGTTCAAGAGTTACTGACTGCATTCAATGCCGGCCAGTACACGCAGGATCGCGGCGGCCAGCCTTGCATTAAGCTCGACATTGCGCTTTACGCGCAACAGGTAACGCCTGGCGATAAAAAGCCGATCCTTTCGGGTCAGCTCTCTACTTTGGGCGAAACCCAGTACAGCGCTGCTGCACGCCAGCAGGCCGCGCAACAGTACCAGCAGGCAACGCCGCAACAGGTTCAGCCACAGCCACAGCAGCAGCCGCAGTGGCCCCAGCAGCCGCAGGCGCCTCAGCCAGCTCCTGCTCAGCCTCAGCCAGCTCCTGCTCAGCTCTACGGCTCCCAGCCGCAGTACGGGAGCCCGCAGCCGATGCAGCCACAGCAGGCGCCCGAAGGCTGGCCTGCTCATGTGCCTGTGCCCGCTGGCTTCGCCGCGCCACAGCAGCCTGTCGCTCCTCCAGCGCCGGTTCAGCCGATGCCTGGCGCGATCCATGGCCAGCCGCCCGCCGGCCCGCCACAGCCGCAGTACGCGCCCGCTGGCCTTGCTCCCGTTCTCCCACAAAACTTCTGATGTTTGAACTTCGCTTACTCCCGGCTCAGCCGGGAGTTTTTTTTAGGGAAGAAGACCACAAGTATTTTTATACGGGTGAACCGTATATCGAAGTACCGTCGTCTTCGCGCATTATCGCATTGGCCGGCGGCAAGGATTTTGACAAGACGCGATGGCGTCAATCACTGCTGCGCAAAGGGCTTAGCGAATCTGGTGCTGAGTATTTTATGGAGCGCGTAAGAGATATTCGCGCTGATGTTGGCACAAGGTTTCATGGCATGGCCGGCTTATCGCTTGGCTCTTTTGAGCAGAAAGAAGTAGCGCCGGAATGCCCTAAAGACGTAGAAGCCGCCGCGATACATAAGCTATGGCTCAAAAGCGTCCTTCCCCGTATCGGGAAGGTCTATGTTATCGAAGAACCGATGATCCACCCTGGCGGCTGCTATGGCTTGACGCCTGATCTTGTTGCTGAAGTTGACGGCATTGTGACTATGTGCGACTGGAAAAGCAATCAAGCCGAGCACTACACCGAACGCTATCAGCGACTTTCCGATTACGCTCCAGACGACGAAATCCTGCGTGGCATTTGTGCGCATCTTGCTAATGCTGACTACAACGCTGGCAAGGTCAAGGAGGTAACTGCTCGCGTGCGTGATGGCTGGCAAATGCAACAAGGCAGTTACGCTTTCGGCGTTGAAGCAATTCATGGCTTGCGTCATGGCTTGCGCGTAGAGCGTGGTATCAATTTTATGCTATCGGTCGATGGTGTCAAGGAGCATCACTGGAACCGACCTGATCTTGACCAGGGATGGCTCCAGTTCGCTGGCGGCCTGTTACTGCATCACCAACGATCGGTGATGGCTGGTGGCCATGCTGTCTTCCGATCTGCGCTTAACGCGCTTTTTCCGTTGATGCGTGCCTGATTGCGTGGTATGCTTTTCAGGTATCGCATTCATCCCAATGCCCACCAAAACCAAAGCCGCTGCTCCCGAACCTGTCCTTGAGGAGCCCATCGAAACCCAAGACCCTGAAGAGGGGCTGGAGGACTTTGGCGATCTGATGGCCGATGGCGCATCTATCACTGAAGCCGCCGAGCCCGCTGAAGCTGCCGAGCCCGTCGAGCCTGTTGCTCGACTTGTTGGCGCTGAACTGCTCGCCTTCCATAACAAGCAAAAGGCAGCCGGTCGCAGTCACACTGAGATTGCCTTTGATGCCGGGTATCAGACCATCACTAAAACCGGGCAGGAGCGAGTGATGGTCGCGCAATTCAACAAGGCACTTTTGGAGGCGCAGGGAATTGAAACTGGCGGCGGTCCTACTGGCCCCGGTCGTTCCCATGCCGGCGAAACCAAGGCTCGCGTTAGCGGTCAAGGCATCTTGTTGGTATCGCAACTGGCGACCCGCAAGATTGGCGCCAAAGTGGGCGAGGTGTTTGATGTCAGCTATCCCGAGGGTGGCTGCATTCTCCTTACGCCTACTGGCGTCGTGGAGCCCGTCAAGCCACGCAAGAGCGAGCCTGTCGAGCAGCCTGGCACGCCTCTTTTGGACGGGGCTCAGGCCGCCTGAGCTGGCATTGATGGAGGCGCCTGATCAAGGTGCCTCCATCAGCATAAAAAAAGAGCGCGTGTAGCAATACACGCGCTCTTTTGCTTTGTGCGTTGGTGTGTTTTCACGCAAGAAAACGATGTACCCACATTCCGCCTTTGGCTGTATCGACAATGCCGGAATCGTAGATCCGCTTAGCATTGAGACTGCCGGCACCAGCAACGCAAGTAGCGTAAATTAGCCGATCGCTGTAGAAACCATCGTAAAACTTGCTCGCTTTGTCGTAGAGCCATTTGACTGCATTAAACTCTGACCACGGATCTTTCACGTTTAGGTCATGGCGATTACTGGTAGCCCTAGCCTTTAAGCCATCGAGACAAATAACGTGGCCGCTGCCAGTGAACCAGCCGTGAGTAATCAAGAACTCGCCAGCTTTTAGCCATTCGTAAACTTGCGCCAGGCTTGCGTTGCCTTCATATTTATACGGTCTCCCGTAAGCGCGAATTACGCTACCCATTACAGCAGGACTGCCCGCTTCTCCCCGCGCAAGTAAATTGCGCCTAATTTTCATTACGTCTGAATCGCCTACTGCCATGCCAATGCAAGTGGCTTGGCATGTATAAGCATCAGGCTGGCTAAGGTTTAGCGCTTTAATTTTTGTTGCCCATTCACTGTGTTGCGCTGGCGTAAGTGACGGTTGCTTGACCGGCACGGCATTGTCCCAAATGCTTCCCAGCCTGCCATCAGTATCCAGGCTACCGGCAGGCAGTGCGCGTTCAACTGCATTCCAGAATGCAATATGATGCGGTAGATCGAAATTGGTGTGTTCGACAAATGGTCGAATGGATCGTGTCATGGCTGGTTGTCGTCGCGGAGATCAGGGTTTAGCGTCCAGTAGCCTTCCTGGTATTTATCTGCTTTTTCTTTTTCTTTGCCAGCAGTGCCGACAATGTAGCCTAGCACTACGCCAGCGCTTAGCGGGCCACCGGCTGCCATGCCTGCGATTGCGAGCCCCTTGTCCCAGCACTGGTCAACTTCTCCGCCGGCAGCTCGACACTCGCTGATGTACTGGCGCCCTGAGACAGCGAGCACAATTAGCACTGTCGCTGCACCGATAAGTCCGATGATTGCTTTTACGTCAAGCTGCATCGGCGGCTTGCTTGCCTGGAGCTTGGAACCGGAATTAGACTGTGCCATGATTAGGTCGAAGAGGATGGTGGCGGGTCAGACTGTTGGGGCGGCTGACTTGTAGGGGTGCCCTGTAACTAACCTGTCTTGTAAATTCCATCCCGCCACCGGGCCGGCGGCGTAGCCTTCCGCCCGCAGGATAGTGTCTTGGGTAGTGCCAGGCGGCAAAATGCTAAGCATGAATACCTCGCCGACAAGCGGGAATACATTACCGCCGGCTGCCCCGATCTGCAGCGGAAATGTAGCGTTTGCCGTAGAGGCGGCACCTATGGCTATATTGTTTTTGAACTCTGTGCCATTGATCCTGAGTATGGACCTATCGGCTGGAAGGGACGCAGCGGGGTTAGACGTATGGACAATTATTGCAGGTGTATTTACTGGGTGTGTATTATCCTCTGATGCGTTTTGCGCTGTAGGCTGGCCAGAGACGCCGCGAACAATTTGGGCAAGCGCCGAGTTGTTTCTGGTAGCACTCAGCCTGTCGTCGAAACCCATAGCGAAGCCATGGTTTAACGTTTGAAAGGCACTGTTCCCTAGTAAGCCGTAGAAAGTGTTGGGGTTAGAGTTGGTTCCAGCTTTCCACACGGCAACTATCGTTGAACCAGCTCCAGCAACTGTATGCAGCATATTAAACACTGAAGCCAAGCCAGCAAGGGTAAGCCACTGCGTGCCACTAAAGGTAAGACTGGCTTTGTTATTTAGCGCGTTCGCCGTAATAGTGGGCCGACTCCCGGCGGCGCCGTCAAATACCCGGCCGTTGTTCTTAAAATCTCGCATCTGACTTACCGCTCCCGATGTGATCGTGATTGTGCTCGCCTCGTTAGGCAGCAGTAATAGCTCAGTAGCGGTGTCTGCGAGGGTCCATAGCACGCTACCTGGCCTTCTTCGATACGGGCCAATCACAGGAAACCTCCTTTTGTTTGGTCGGTTAAACGTAGCAGGCTGCCATGGCGGCGGGAGTCTCCGTCCATTACTCGACACCATCAACCCAGCCACTTGCGTCCGTTGCCCACATCCTGGCAAAGTCGATATGGTTGGGCGAAGTAATAACCTGCCCGTTTGCGTCTAGCTCAAGGTCGCCGTTTTCGTCGATCCGCAGTTCATTGATTTCTTGATTTAACTCTTCCAGCCTCTCTCTATTGTGCCACAACGCCGCCTGTATTCGGCCCTCTTTTTCAACAATCGCAACAAAAAGCTCTACGCTTCCAATCGCTGGATCCCCTGCTCCAGGAGAGGCGAGCATTCTCTCTGCGTGGGCTAGCATTTTTTCGTATGTTGGATCTTGTGGATACACCTTTGCTTGCGCTTGATTGAAATACTGGAGAGCGTTAGCTTTTAGGTCCGCTTTCGGCAGCAGGTGAAGCGTCTGCACTGTTTTGAAAATCCCCTGGGGGTGCCCCGTTGGAGGATTTGGGACAAACCGCTCCAGGACTTGCTCGGTTCTGACGTAGAACTTCTGGGCGTCATACTCTACGCCAGCAAATGGCACTATTTCAAAATACTCGTAAGGCTGTTTATGCACGAAGCCATCGCCAGCAGGCCACTTTTCCCCTCTTGTGTCGCGCACCACGCCATTGGACTCTGCAGCTACAAACTTTTTGATGCTGTCTCCGGTAAGATTGTCGAACTCGACGCCGGTAGTTGGATTGGTGAGGATTTCCATGATCAAGGATACTCCAGAATGAAGGTCAAAGTGTGGCCCGATGATCCTGTGCCATGTGACGTATAGTCAAAGCCCAGGAAATCTCCAGGAGATCCAGAGATTGTGCCGCCATTGATGCTGGCCGTTGCGTTCACAGTATGAACCGCTGGCGCAAGAGATACCGTGTTACCGGCAGTGGTGAGGATGTTCGTCTTAGTGCCGACAGATGTAGTGCCAGCGCCTGTGCGTATATACGGCCTCGCATCGCTTGCGCTTGCGGTAGCCATTGCAGTAGGCGCGCAGTTCCACCAAACGCCCAGCACGGTAAAGGCTCGATCTAGTCGAACTTCGTCTTTTTGGTTACCAGTCGCAATTCCAGTTTCGCCTATATTTGAACCTCTTAACTTGACGATCTCGCCTGGCACTAATTTGCCATCCTTGAGCACTAAGCCTCCGCTAACTGTTCCTTCTTCCACGCTGCCAACTCCTGCTGTGGTGCGAAGCAGGATGCGATTCGTGTTCATTGTCGCCCCAAGCCCCGTAAGGAGCTGCTGAGCAAGCTCGATTGGTGTCAGGAACTTTCGTGCCATCAGCCGATCACTACAACGCGATAGGCATTGACTGTAATTGCTGAAGCAAATACCAGCGTGACAGCATTGGCAGAAGTGCGCTGCACATCGACTTCAACATCGTCGTATTCACCGCTATTCGGAAAAACGCGCACAACTACGTCGCGGGTATTAAAGTTATGAGTTACCGTGTAGGTCGTTGCACTGCCATCGCCAATGCTGGCCGATGCTTTCTTGAGCAACCCTGAGTAGTTCTTTAGCTTTAGCGAAGTAATGAAGCGAACATCGTCGGTTCCTCCGTCAGTCTCGGGCTGTGTTGCAACTTCAGCAATGCCAGCAGTAGTTTCGCTTGCACTTGGCGAACTGGTGCCAAATGGAATCCATGTAATTGCGGTAACGCCAATGGTGCCGTTAACTGCCGTCTGCCTCCAGGTAGTCTGTGCGTTAGTGGTGCCCTCGTCAACACTAACAACCGCTGACTCAAGTTCGTCAAAGGTATTGGCATCAAGTGCTCGCGTCATTGGAGTGGCTGCACCATTCCAAACGTAAATGCCGTTTTCAGTGGCAAGCGCTTGGTCTCCCAGCAGCACTCGATCTTGAGACGCGAACGTTACGCCGTTCATTGATGCGCCAGGAGACGCTATGTTTACGTTTCCAGTGCTTTTGACGCGAACACTGTCTTTCGGCGCAAGACCTTCGATTGCTGCATTGAGCTGCGAAAGATTGACAGCATCACCAGCAGCCGTACCGGCAGGAAGATTGACGATCTTCGACACTGACTGCATGTCAATGTCAGTAAAAAACTTGCGGGCCATGAAAGTCCTCGGTGGTGGGTCAGATCAATCGGGCAAGGCCCGCAGTGGCTGGGCTCAAGGCTACCACTGTTTGGTTGACAGTAGGGTGTGACACCTCGCCGTCAATCTCCTGGCCGCCGGAATCGAGCAGTTCAACGCTAGGTCGAAAGCCTAGGTTGTGATTGATCGTCCAGGTTCCGGCCGGCACAGGTTGCTGGTGAACATAAGCGCTGGTGCCGCCACCGCCACCGCCGCCAAAATTAGCAATGTCTTGAATAGTTGCATCTACGGTCGTCATTGTGGCGGCAGTGCCGGTTCCCGCGCCTACGCCAATCGCCACAAAGATTAGGCCGATCGTATTTGCGGTAGCACCAATTAACGTAAAATCTGTAGTTCCAATGCTGGCGATTTTGTACGGCTGACCAAAGACAAATGCTCCAGCCGATACGATTGCGCCCTCCTGATCCATCGGGATGCGCTCAGTGCCGCTAAGCGGCAACGTTGCATTCGGCCGTCCTGAGATCGTGGTAGATTGTGTCATTTTGCTCTTTCGCTATATTGTGGCGCTGGCGGCTCTGGCTCATAATGAGTGCCACGTTGACCAGCTTGATAGGTAAGCACCAGTCCCAGTACAGTGGCCAGTGTTCCGGCGATCCATTTTGCCGCATCAACGGCACCGCTCGCTTGCGACTGCCTGGCCAATACGCTGTTGTCAACTGCGCTTGTTCGTTCGGCAATTTTCTTTATCTCTTCTGTCAAAACGGTAACCGACTTGTCCATTCTATTAACATGCTCTTTCAATTCTTCTCTGTCCTGCTTCCGTATTTCTTGATTTGTCGTATGCTCGCTTGACACTACGCCGGCAAGTTGCTGGACGGTCACCTCAAGCCGAACCAGGCCGCTCTCTAACTTGCCAATTCGCTCCTGCTGTCCGCCGAACACTCGTAAGCCTGACCGTGCCCGCATACCATAGGGCCGATTGCCGGCCGCCGTCAAGGATCAAGCACGCTGCAGGGCCAGCGCTCCATCACCGCCCCAGAAGGCTTTAGCGATAATCGGTTGCTCGGGATCAGTGCAATCTAGGCTTACATCACCGATAACGATTGTGCCAGCTAATTGGATAATGCCTGAAACAGTTGTCCTGAAAACATCGTAGTCAGGAGGCAGCTTGTAAGATTGCAAGATAAGCCGAAGCTCAGCTTTTAGATCATCGTCTGTGTTGCTATACGCGAAATCAAGCATTTGCCACGCGCTTTGCGCGGTGGCCGTATCATCGGAGAATTGTAGCTTGAAACTAAAATCGCCAGTCCAATCAGCTAGGCCGCCAGTGCGTCTTTCGGCTTCGTCCGCTTGCGTTGTGCGCCGCAGCATGTCGCGCTTCATGCTTGCATTCCACGAGAATATATTGGCGACATACTTTATGCCGCCGCCAAGATCAATTTGTGCCGCTCCATCGGAGCCAACAAGAACGGACATGGTTAAATAACTCTCGCAAGGAATATGGGAGTTGCGCCTGTAATTAGAACGCTGCTATTTGCAAACTGAAGCGTCTCCCATTCGTTGACGGTAGTTTGCACAATAATTTTAGTGCCAAGTGAAATTGGGTTTACATCAGGAGCGGCAGTGTTGTACTGCACGTAAACGCCAAAATCATTTGCCAGGCGTGTTGGGGTCCAAAGATTCCAGGGCAGGTTGGAGCAAATTGGAGTGTAGTCTGTGGGATATGCCGGATTGACTGCGTTCCGCCCAACCGGGAGCGGCGTACCTGACGCTCCGTTACCGCGACCTTCGCTTGGAATGTTAAAGTTGCCGCTGCCAAAACCGTCGTAGGGCAGCGCCCCTACGCCGTAGTAGCAATTCGTGTTGATCGCAGCGCCATGAAACCCGGAACCGCCGACACCGCGCTGCGCTGAGCCGATGCTTAAGCAGCGCTGCAGATTCTCTTCAATGCTAAAGTTAATCCGGCCGACAAGGTTGTTGCTGTTAGCGCTGACAGCAGTAAAGCCACTAATGCAACCTTTACTTAAGTCAAGCCACGAATGAAGCGCAGTGTCTTTGTGCAAGAAAGAAAACGGCTTTGATCTTGTCGTGGTGCCGCTAACGGTTTGACTAAACACGAACCAGCTTTGCTTTGAATCAAGCTGAGACGTGAAGCGATTTAGCACAAGGTTAGAGCTTGCGGAATAGTTAAAAATGTTTGTGCTGTTAAACAACCAATGGGAGCTTCCTGGCGTGCTTTCCCAGTCGAGATACCGAGCGCCGGTTGGCACGTTTCCGCTCCAACCATTTGTAGCAAGCGCAACACCAATGCCGGCATCACTAATAGTAAAATAGTAAAAACAAGTGCCAAATGTTTTAGTTGAATCGTGCTCAATTCTTAAAACGCGGCACAGTCTATCCGAATTTGAAGCAAAGCTATCATACCATTCCGTCATTAAGCCGGCGTCAATTAGCGCAGATCGCAGAGCTGTGGCTACTTCGGTTCTTGTGAGGCCCGAGTTTATTGTGTATGTTTGCTTGGTGACGGGCATGGTCGTGAGCGAAGCGCCAGTATTTGTGGATTGTAGCCTGCGATTAGGCTACAGGGGTTAGCCCTGACTCAAGCCCCAGATCGAGTACGGCGTCAGCGTTTTCCAGGGATGGCAGCGGCAGGGTTGCTAGTGCCACGGTTAGCCCTGACTCAAGCCCCAGATCGAGTACGGCGTCAGCGTTTTCCAGGGATGGCAGCGGCAGGGTTGCTAGTGCCATGATCGACATTACATTGGACGTATTTAGGCGCACGGGGATCAGGCTTAAATCTGCTGCCGCACTTCGCGGGCCGTAAACGGATTCAAATGTTAATTCATAAATTAGATCAATCGTAACAGTGAAGCGACCGTTTTTTACTGACTGCATAATTGGCTCGCTTTCGATTGCCCACGTTGTACCAGTAAGCCTTTTCCTGAAGTCTTCATTGTCCACGCCTCCCGCCGTTTCCGCCGGCAGGGAAGCAAGGGGCCATATACCGCAGCCAGTACCTTTCCATGGCAGTAGAAGCGCAAGCGCTTCTACACTGGTCATGTTTTCATAGGTTAGCTTCCACCTGGATTCACTAGGCAGCGAACCAAGAATATCTGGATACGATGCAGACCGGAAGCTGGCAGTTATGACAGGATAGCCAGGCAGCGTCAGCTCCCAGTTGGTTGGGGTATACGCGGGCAGAGTTAGCTTTTGCGCTCCACCCAGGGGAGGCACGGGAGGATTGGCGGGTAAGGGCTTGGCTTCGACCGAAAGTATCGTAATTCTTGATATTGTCGGTCCCGCTAGCAGTATCCAGTCGGCAGGCATGTAGGCTCCGTATCCGCCGCCGATAGGATCGTTGCCTTCAATTTGAACTGATGCCCTTGTCCAGCGGCGGGTTGGCGTATTAAATCCGTCTGGAATTACGAAGTCGTTGTTCTCAACGCCGCCTGTCGTTATTGTATGCAGCGGAAACTTGCCGGATACCAGGGATAACTCGCGGGTGAATATCTGATCCTCGTCGCCGCCGGTTATGACCACTCCGCCAATATACGGCGTTGTCGCAAAGCCCCCACCAAAGATCCTGTACTTAACTATAATCTTTCCGCCGGACGGCCAATCTGGGTCCACTTCAACCAGTCTTGACGTTAGCGTTGAACCTGGCGGCAAGTTGTCTACGGCATCATTGAAGACTGACGTAAATTCAGCGTTACTGTTTTTGCTGTACGTGGGGAGACTAGAGCCGTTGACAAGAAAATCATATAAAAATCGAAACCCTGAGTAGAATGCTTGTGCCCTTAGCTTGATTGGCATTTCAACAGTGCATCGCCCCGCCTTGACAGCCTTAACCCGTGGAGACGCCGCAAAGTGCCAACTTGAGCCAGGAAACGGCAGCGCAAGCAAGGCTTTCAGCTCTCCACCGGTGCCGGCCAGAATCTCTTCAGTCAGTGGTATCGACGGTGCCTGGGAAAGCGAGCCGTAAATGCCGTAATTATCGTCCCAGACTCTGCAAAGCTGCTCAGCTTGCGCATAGGTGATATTCTCCCAGGCGAGTTCCATTTTGTCGCCTGACGGCTTATTGCAGAGCCCCCAGTGAGCCGTACGCGCATTGCGCATCTTCATGCGTTTTTGCGGCCAAGTTCCCATCGTAAACGTTCTCGCCGTTGGCGCGATTCCTGGCAGTGCGTTAATGATGTTCACAGCTCAATCACCCAATTTACGTCAGTCTGATACGTCGTCCAGTTTGCGCCAAGCAAGCTGAAGCCATTCGCGTCTGTGGGATGATGGAACGCATCAATAGTGATAACTCCTTCGCCGTCGATGTTTACTTTTTTTATCTCATAAACACGCGGCTTAAGTGAACTATCTCTTATAGCAAAGAAGCAGTTTACGGGAGACGCTTTGCCGTTGAGCACAATAATGTCCTGTTCTTGCGGGTCACTTTCCATGTCCCAGACTATTGCGCTATAGTATCCGTCCGCCGATGGCTGAACCCATGGGCGAGTCGAAATAATTGTTCCGTCTTGTTGTACAAAGCCCTGAAAGGAAGTAGCATAGCTGATGGCGTCAAAATCCATGATAAAGAAACTGCCAGAGCGGAGCTGGGCCGCTAGTACGTCTGGCGTCGTCTTGAAACTAATCTGGTGATCGTGGATCGTTACAAATCGAATGTAGTAGCACGCTGCGTCGATCGCCTGCTTGTAATTCGTACACCACTTTGAAAGGTCAAGCGTTTTGACTGGCGCATTATTGCTAGTGCTCGCCATCCGTACCATTGCTACGCGCTCCCTAGCAAACAGTGGAGCTTCCGCGCCGGTTGACTCTTCTCGCCATTTAACTTGCACAATAAATGGCTGTCTTGTCATGTAGTCGATACTATTCAGTCTAAAGGAACCCTCTTCAATGTTACCATTGTTGAATTGAGCTTTAATATCAAGTGGCTCATCAAACTCGATTGCTTTCCTGAGGTAATAAACACCACCTAGTCGCACCACTTTAAGCAAGTGCGCTAAAGCTGTTTCCGACGCCCAGTCAAGAATGTTTAGCGGTTCATCTTCTACTGCATCGTAAAAATACTCTCTGTCCTGGCACCATTGCGCTGCTTCCTGGAAGCTGGGTCTATCGACTTGCGCTAGTTGCGTGCGAGGCAAAGCGCCAATGCCGGGGCTTGTCATCAATTCGCGAAACCAGTCCGGGAAGAGATGGCTTGGTCCTTTGCTGTCATTGTTTAGCAGCCTTGGCATTTCATAGCCGTTATTGCAAAAGCCGCTGAAAGATGCAAGGCTGCTGATTTCCAGCGAAGCCATTATATTCAGCCCTACCGGGCAAAGCAATTCGTAGGAGGGAATAGCATCAAGGTCATCATAATAATTGACTTGCGCAATTTCGTGCTCTGGCGCATTGCCGACCGATGATTGCACATTGTCATACGGGAACGCTTCTGCGAATCTTGCGTAGCCATCAAACATGGAATTGTAATCCCAGTCAGACCAGCCATAGCCAATGTTTTGCGATGGCTCAAGTTGCGATATTTTGCGATGGCTTTCTTCTGTTGGGTTGATGACGTATCCAGTCGTGGTAACAGTGACCCCTCCCGCCGTAGTGCTCACTTCTCCGCTACTATTTGTGTCGAGAACCACGATCCTGTTAAAGCTGTCCTTGCGAATTTCCCAGCTTGTTATGGGCACTAGCCTGCGTTCCCACCTTTTGTAAGACGGAAAATTAGTGCGCAAATAGTTGTAAACCTCTTCTCCTGTTATGCCGGCAATAGCAAACACTTCGGGAAACTGCGTCCAACTGGCTCCGCGACTGTCGCTGTACTCCAGCACGAATGCGCTATACCTAAGAGTCTTGAGCGTGACTTCGCTGCCGCTGCTAGTGTAGATCGAAACAGACAGTACTCCGTTGGCGTCGTTGCCGGTCTGATTCCAGCCAGCCTTTGCATTGATGTTTTGTATTGTGGGCGATTCTCTAAAGCCCGTCATTCCGTTTACGGTTATACCAACCCTAGACTTAATAAGTATTTCGCTTACCTTGAAGGCTCTTACGGCGCCGACCGATGCTACCGCCATGCGGAAAACCTGTGATGCCATTGAACACGTTTTATACCTTTCTTCGGTGCCGTTGCCTGCAGCTGATATGTCATCAGCAGGCCAGTGTTCGCCGGGAAGAATTATGTTCCCCGTCTGCGTCAAAAGTGGCGGCGGGTTCAAGAAGCCCGGCCCGATAAAGTTCGCGGTGCCAGCCTTTACGACCCTGAACACATACGACACAGTATTGCCGTTTCCCGCCGGCTCTTGTTCTGCATCGCTAACAAAAATCGTTTCATTGGGATCTGCAGAGTTCCTTTCCTCCAGGATGGCCCAGCAAGTTCCGATCCTGTAAAGCTCGTTGGGGATAAGTGCAGAGTCAGCAGCGTTTTGCAGTGCCGCAACGGAAGACGCTATGCCGCTCATCGACTCTTCAAAGGCGGAAAATTCATCATTGATTCGTGAGTTTGATTGGTCTACTTTAATTACTGTGTCAGCATCGGAGCTGCTGTGTAAAACGTAAAGCAAATAATCACCGATGCTAACACTCTGCTCTATAATGCCAAAGTCAGAGCTGACTACGTTCGCGCCATTGCGTTGACGCAGGCCGCTGCGTGTTGACCAAACAATTTTGCCTTTGTGTAACTCGACAAGCGCAGCCGCATCATCATCGGTCCGCACTTTGTCGCTGCTGCTAATTCTGGCTGTAATCGTAGGTTGGATTGTTACGGTAGGCCGGCGCATCATCGCGTTTGGGCACCAGCCATAGAGGCCAAATGCTCTGCTGGTTGATGGCGTTTCAGCCATGCAAAATGCTCGCTTGTACTGATTGCCGCCAATGCTGACCGCAAAAACATCTTGTCCGCCGTAATTGCTAAAGTTTCCAACGTCTTTGCCTGCTTGCCTGCCGGCAACTAGGTCGGCGCTGGTTATCCTGCCGCCAGTTGGCGAATAGTAGATACTGTATCTGGCTGAATTGGTGATTGCGGCGCCAGTGTAAGTGTAAGCGCCAAGCGTATTATTGCCAAGTGCCCAGCCGGCGGGATCCCAGGCATCGGCTGCCATGTTTGCGGAACCAGCCAGGAATATAAGTCTCGCCATTTGCGAGCCTTTCCATGCTAGGATTTGCGACCAAACAAGCGGCATCGCTACGCGCACACCACCTAAACCGTTTTCACGCTTGGCGATAACGATTGGCACGAACTGCCCGATTCGTGCTGGTTCCTGGATTGAATCAAACCCAAAACGCGGCGATGACCGCTGGTTGCTTGTAATTGGTGAGCCAGTTTTTCTGGTGGCAACAATTCTGGATTGCTGCTGACGCGGGAATAGCAGGGACGACAGTAATGTAAGGCCAACGGAAATTGCCAGGTTCACAAGTACCGGCACAAGCGGACCGCATACTGGCCCTTCTGCTGGCTTCTCTATCGACGCCTTAAGCGTAATCGCCTTCCATTGTTGATACACTTCTTCCGAAACGCCAAGGATCTCGGCAAGACGCTTTTCGTAGGGAAGAAGTGGGATCATCGTAGGCGATAAAGATTCATCTTGCTGCAAGCAGCAAGCGGGCCGACGATTAGGCGCCCGTAGTGGCGCACAGTGATCAGTGTACGTTCATCTGGTAACACGCCAACTCCAAAGCTGTCGTCTCCCCGGTCGAAACGGATCAATGCGCCGGCCTCAGGCTGCTCGATCGGTTCAGTCAGGCCATGCCAGTCCCGCCGTAGGTCGTCCCAGGCGCCGCCGTGCGCAGCCGCATACCAGCCTTTCATCAGTTCTGCCGGCCAGGGCAGGCCAAGCTCCTCGCGGGTCGCCTGAGCGGTCCTGAAGCAGCAGGCAGCTCGACCGTCTCTCGGATCCGCACCGAGCCCCCAGGGCAGGCCAGACCATTTGCGCCAAAAAGTCAAAATGTGATTCCCCCGGAAGATGGCAGCGGCCCGACCTGAGCCGCCGTGAGTCTACGGGTTGGCGCGGTGCCGGTGACAAAATTAAGGGGATTCGTAAGCCTAAGCGTTACAATCGGGAAATTGTCGTCGTCGTCTTCCTGGTCTGGAATTGCGTCAGTGTAGCCATAGGCATCGCAAACGCAAATAGTAGAAGACAGAAAGTTTAGCTCGGTCCATGTCGGGTAACTGCCTGCGTTGTCTGGCGGCGTGCCGACAAGCAAGACGGTCGAAATCTTGATAAGGTTTAGGTCTTCAGACGCTTGCGCTAACTTTGCAGTTGTAATCATGTTGCCAGGCGCGATTAGCTCAAAGTCGCCGCTTTCGTTGCCATCAGTTGAAATATCGCCTGCAATGCTGTACGGGCTAAACTGATACTGCAAGCCGTTAAAGGTTCTTGTTTCCCCGATAAAGTAAGGCTGATACCGTTGCGGCACTTGAAATGAAGCGCCGGAAGGAGTCAGGAACTCAATGTAGTGGGTAGCGTAAAGCATTAGATGTTCACAAAGTCACGGACTTCTTTATTGTTCCTCATGGAAGCAAGCGTTCTGGCTTGCGCTTGCTTAAGTAGCAGGGCATTGTTTCTGCGCATTTGCTCCTCTGTAACCATGCGCTCGCCTTGCCGTTCGGTCACAGTGTAATCCAGCTCCAGCGGATCAGCCTGCCCGCCGGACTGGCCTAATGCAGCGGCTTTTTCCATGTCACTGCGCGGCACTACCCTGCCGGTAACGCCAGGGAAGAAAAACTCTGGTTCTTTTTCGCCAACGACATAACCTTTGCCGGCTTGTGCCGTGCCACCGTTAGCAAGAAAGCCGCCGAATGCAATATCGGTTATGTTGCTTGACAGTGCGTTGCCGAACAAATTTGGCGCGGCGCCGGAAACCGCCGATCCCAGCGCACCGGACAACGCTGAGCCCCCGCCCAGGGCACTGGAGAAGGCCATTTGAGCGGCGACTGTCTGTAGCGCCATGCCGAATGCTGCAACCTGGCCAGAGGCCACCATGGAGGCGGCACCCAGCGCTTGCGGACCGGCCGCCTCCGCGCCGGCACCAAGCATCTTGACGAGTGGCCCTTGCTGGCCGCCAAGCAATCCGCCGAGTTGACGTTGCATTAGATTGCCGAGCTGCTGTTGCGCGGAGTCCGCAAAGCTGCCAGCGATGCTATTGAGCATGTCGCGGCCTACGTCCTGGATGCTCCTGGCGCCGCTTACAATATCAACCAGGCCATTTGTTAAAGCGCCAGAGATTGCATCGGATACACTGACAATATCTTTTTCAAGATTAGCCCAGACGAGTCGTTGATCTTCAAGCCGCTTAGTATTATCGGCCATTTGATTCGCTTTGCCAACATCGCCGGAAAGTCTCAACTCCTCCTCAAAAGCACGCGCTTCCGCCCCGATGCGGCCAGCACGCAAGCCAGCGCCAACGAGCCGAGTCTCGCGCACAATCTCCCCGGACCTTTGGTTAAATGCTTCTTGCCGTGCGACTTCGGCCCTGTCTTCCGCTACCTGGAGCAAGTCTTTTTCGTAGCCAATTCTCTCCCTAAGCCCCCTTGTTATAGAATCGTACTCTTCTTTCTGTAATTTGCCTTTTTGCAGCAGTTCATTAGCAAAACCCAGGCTTTGCTGCTCAAGCCTATTTAATTCTTCAGCAGCAAAAGCTGTGCGAGTTCTTTCTACTGCTCTGCTTTGATCGTTGTCACTTAAAGATTTGCCGAGTTCGGCAATTTTAGATTCAAGCGCAAGTTCCTTGGTGGCATCTTCCAGTCGATCGCGCACTTCCCTGGTGCTCGACAACTGAAGTAGTAGGCGACCATTTTCTACTTGCTCTAATTTGTTGGCAAGTTGCACGCTCTGCAGTAGCTCGCTGTTCTGCTTGCGCAGCTCTGTTGCGAGCGGCTTAATGTCAGGCATCGCCATCGGCGCTGGCGATGCTGGCAGTTGCGGCGATGCCGGCAGGGTCGGCGGTGCCAGCGGCGCAGGAGCGTAAGTCGGCAGCCGTTTTTGCGCGATTGCAGGCCCAGCGGTATCCTCAAACCCGCCTTGCTTGCTAAGCAGCGAAATAAATTGATCGCCAATACCGGGGCGGGCAGAGGATTGCCGCCGGTCAAACATGCTGTCCGTCGTAGCGGGCGCAGACGGCTGCAATGCCGGCCCTGTTACGCCGGGGAGCAGCATTGCCGGCCCTGACCTTCTCTGGGAAGAAGTGGCTGGCATTGGTGGCCTGGCACGCCTGCCGCTCATTGCAGAGCGCAATCTTTCCGTTGGGTCAAGCAGTTCGCCGCCAGCGCCGCGCCTGCGCTTCCACAGCTCATAGTGCAAGTGGCTGTTGTCGCCCCAGTCCGATATGGTTCCAATTTGCTGGCCGGCTTTGACACGCTGACCGGGGGCGATACCAGAGAGCGGCTTAATGTGGCCGTAAACGCCAAGCTGCCCGCTGAGATAGCGAAGCATGACCGCATCGCCAGCTCTGGGGTTGCCGTCCCTGCTGAATCCTTTGATTATTCCTTCGACAACCGCATCTTCAATGGCATGGATGGTCGTGCCAACGTCAACGCCAATATCCTGCCCTTGGTGGCCACGGCCAGCGCCAAGTCCCTGATTCCAGTTAGGCGCCCGCCCGCTGCTTTGTGCCCCGAGTGGATTTGCTAAGCCGGCCATACCGACTGCAGTTGGCCCGGTGCCGCTAAGCACCCTTCCTGCGTCTGCTGGCAATGCCGCCCCCAACGCAGCAGCGGCCTCCATCTTGATTCGCAGTATTTCCTGCTCGCTACCAATCGCGTACTCATAGCGATCCTTGACGCGGCTGTAGATGTAATCTTCCGCCTTGATGCGATAGTCTTCTATTCGCCTTGACGACTCAAATCTGAACTTCTCCTGATCACGCTTGTAGTCCTCTACGGTTCTCGCAATGGAGGCAACTTTGTCCGAGACTTGCAAAATGTACTGCTGCAGGCTTCGCTCGTTGGCCGCAATTTGCAGCTTTGCTGTTTTTTCCTTGGCTTGCAATTCGGACTCGCCTTGATCCCTCGCTTGCAAGTATTCCCTGACTTGAGCGATAAAGTCACCGGCCCTGCCTCCAATGGCGTCAGCTCGCCGGTCAAGACCAAGGCCAAATGAATTGATGGCAAGCTGTGCGCGAGCGCGTGTATTGTCTGCTTCTAGGGTGGCAGCTTGCTGCCTCATGTCAAAGATTTTGTTTTCTACGTCAAGGCGTAAATCTGACTTTTGTTTTTCAATGTCAACGCCTTGGCGGCGCATTTGAAAAATCTTATCTTCATTGTCGCGCCGCCAATCTTCTGCATCGCGCACAAGGCTGGCGTATTCCCTGTTTCCGGCCTTGAGTGTCTGGTTTAACGCTATGGATGCGTCAATATCCGCAAGCACTTCCGATGGCTTACGTGGTCTGGTGGATTTAGGTGCAGCGCCGGACCCTGAACCGCCAGGGGATCTGCCGAACAGGTCCGCAATAAGACTAGCGGCCTCGGCAACTACCGGAATCAGTGATACCCCGAGTTGCAATGAAAGCGCCGCCCAGGAATCAGAAAGCTGCTTTTGGGCTTCGTTTAATTTTTCTATCTGCGCAACTGAGCCAGGGCCAAGCCTGGATTCAACTTCCTTGAGCGCTACCGCTTGTGCATCGTAGCCACGACCAACTTTTTCTAGCTGAGCAATTTGCACCTTTTGGCTATCGCGCACACGGAAGCCAGCATCCTCCAATCCCTTAATCGAGTCTGACGCGCTGCCTAGCGCATCGCCAAGGCTCCCTAGTTTGCCAATGGTCGTATCAACGACTTGGCCTATTGCAGTGCCGACGAGGGAAAGGCCGAAACCAAAGTTGCCTCCGACTGCGCCGCCAGCAAGGCCGCCAGCAAGACCGCCAGCCGATGCACCAAGGCCCTGGCCAAACAGGGCGGGGAATGCACCACCAATCAGCGCATCACCAATCGCACTGCGCAAGTCACCCTGGAAAAAGCCCTTTTGATTGCCTTGCTGGCGCTGCTGCTCGCGTTGCGCCTTCTGAATTCTTTGAAACTCTCCAACGCCAATCGGGTTGCCGGGACCGGCCGGGGAAGCGTACTGATTGAACATGCCCTGCCGCCCGCCTTGTCCGCCCATCGGGATTGCGTTGCCCCTCCGAGTCGAGCCGCCTGCGCCGCCAGGAGTGCCGATTCCCAGGCTTGCCCGCCGCTTCTCCTCGCGCTCCAGCGCCGCGCCAAAGCGCCCCAGCGAGCCGGCGGCTCGCTCAGCCTCCTTCGCCAGTTTCTTTTGCGAAGCTGCTTGCAGATCGTCAAGTCGAGTTGGCTGCCTTTGCCCAGCATTGGCTATTCTGCTTTCCAGTATTTTGCTGCTTGGAAGCGCTCGCGGCATGATGCCCGAGTCAATTCCGCCGCCCATCGGAATAGCGCCCGTGCGCTTAACTGGCCCGCCGATGCGGGTAGGAGCATTGACGCCGATACCAAGATCAGCTTGCCGCTTTTCCTCGGCCAAAGATTTCTCTCTAAAGCGCTTACTTCTTTCACGATCGGAAACCGTTTTCCGGCTCTCCATTTCGCTTAACGCCTTCTGCCAGCTAGACCTTGTATTTAGGTCACGGACAGCAGAGCGCTGCTCCGCTTGCCGCTCTCTGACGCGATTCTGCAACCTTTGATCAAAGTCTTTTCCGGCTTCTTTGCTGCTTGCTTTGAACAGGTCCGACTCTCGCTTTGCGCGTTCTTTTGATTCACGCAGCCTATCGTTAAATGTTCTGTCATTTAGCGATACTTCAGTTGCGAGTCCTTTGTCAACTGCGCCTCCCGCCGCTCTCGCAGCAGTGTCGATACGCCTTCGCGCTGTTCTTTGCGCTCTTTCAAGCTTATTCTGCTGGCGCAACAAGCCAGCCATTTCCGTGGCGATTCGTTGCATCAGTTGCAGATTTTCTCTGCCGCCGGCAGTAGCAAGATCCCATGCGCCGCGCACGTTGCGCGCTTGCTGCTGCAGCTCCTGACTCAATCCCGCGCCGCCGCCGCCTCGCGCAAATTCGCGTTGCCTGCCCTGAAATAAGTTGGTAAGATAATTGCCACGGCTTGCATTGCCGATGCCTTGCATTGTCTGCCGATTGCGAAGCTCTTGGTCATTGCGCCTCTCCCCGGTACGCTCTTGGATGTCAGCGGCGCGATTTACGGCCCTGGCATACCTGCCTTCAGCCGCAGCTATTAAGCGTCGATTTTGCTCCTGCTCTCTTAAGTTTCGCGCTGCTTCCCTTGTCTCGCGTTCCGCTAGGAGCAAATTGTTGGCGGACAGTCTTCTGGCAGTAGCGTTTGGACCGCCAGGAAGGTACCTGTTTGTAGCGGGATCAATCCTTTGGCTTGTATTTTCAAAAGTTCTATATGCTCTAGTCCGCTCAAAGCCGGCTCGGGACATTCGATCCCTAGCCGCAGCAACATTGCGGCTAGCGGATTCGCCGGCTTGCCTTACATTTGCCTCGGCACCTTCCAGGCCATTGATTAGCCGATTTGCCCTTTCAAGTTCTGTATTAAGCTGCCGAATCTGGCCAAGGCCTTCTATGCCAACTCGGATTAGCCCCGTATAATCAGCCATTCCCGCCCCGGCACCAGCGACCCCACCTTAGCGCCTCTCGGATCAGCGAACAGGTGGAGCCCCTGGTTTCGAGATTTGATCGGCCAGGATTTCAAAGTATGCAGCGTGCATAATTATGTCATCCTGAGTTGCGTTGTTCCTGAGCTGGGAAAGCGTCATTCCCAGCTCTTTGCACAATGCAAGCCGACGCATCAAGGCAGGATCAGTCTTGATCGCCTCCTTGATTGCTTTTGGGATCTTGGCCCGCCAGCACGCCTCCATTAAAGATCAGCGCTTCCATCATGGTAGTTAAGTCTGCCTTGGCATACTCATGGCGCATTGTGCCTTTGTCAGCAACCGGATCAAACATTTTTTCGCCATCCTCGTACTCAGCGCGTAGCATCAGCACGCGCAAGCCGTAGGCATTGGTGCCGTTGTCCCTGGCAACCGCTTCCCTAATCTTTTCGTCTTCCGCTTCAGTAAGCGGCATGAAGTACATATCAAAAACCGCGCCAGTGCTTAGCGTAATTTCGACTTTGCGGCGCTGGCGTGTCGCCTTAAGCAGTTCCTTGACGTTCTTCATGAGGGTTGTTCAGTGCAACGACGGAATCATAGCACTGGATCGGCGCATGAAAAAAGCGGGACCGAAGCCCCGCCGTGTGATCATTTGCAAGCAATCAGAAGCCGGTCAGGCCCATCAAGTTGCTAGGAGTATCGCTAATTCGGTAGTTGACGGAAACTTCAGTTGGGCTATCATCTTGACTGATTGCGCTACTGAAGCCAAGCAGGACAACAGGAAAACTGCAAGGCAGCGAAGCCGCATCGTCAACCGTGTTGGGATTGCCAGTAGCAGCCACGGCATGGAAATACGCATTCAGCACGGCGCCGTGCTGATCGTTAAACATTGTGCCCTGAATAAGGCGAGTCGCAAACGCGGCGCGATCTTCGGTAAGCCTCAGTGTCAAGGTGCCGCTACCGTCAGCAAAGCCAGCCTGGAATCTGCGGAATCGAGCAAGTTTAGGACCAAACAGTGAACCGGGCTTGCAAGGAATAGAAGTAACGTCGATTTCGCCCCTGGTAAGCGTCAGATCAACAGACGGCACTTCGCACATGGCGTAAGCCGTGGCAAAGGTCATTTCGATGTGGTTGCCGTCGCCTGGCGTGTTTGCGCCACCCGCGCCACCGTTGCCAGTAAACGCAATCGCAGCGCCGCCAAGAGTGGCGGAAATAGTGCAAGTGCTAGGAGTGGGACGGGTTTTGATGTAATAAACTGTTCCGTCAGTAATTGCAGCATCAAGATTAGCGGTGCCTTTTTCCGTGAAGGTTACAGGGTCGTTGACACGAAAATCGGAATTAGGAGGAATTGAAAGAACGGAAGTCGTGGCAGGACTGACGGGAGCGGGGAAATCGGTCTTGTCAAGCAAGCAGGCCAAAGTGCCTGGAGGCTTCATCGTGATCATGCCATCTTGGCCGGTCAGGACCGACACGGGGCCACAGTGGGTAACGGGCATCAGGGATTCCGGCCCGTGGCCGGCATAGGGCTTCAGCGCTCAGTCTAGGGCAACCATGCCCCTATAGCCAAACACGACCTGTGGCGGGCCACCAGGGGCATCGAGAAGCGAGTGAAATGGTGCGAGCGGTCCTGTAGTTGCGCCTGGGTTGGCCCAGTGACCGGCCCGACGCGAGCGATGATCTCCTGTGTTGCCGGCGGGATAGGGCCATTCAATGCTGACAGCGCTTCGATGATTGGCGCCGCAATTTGCATCCCCCGGCCAGGGCCAATGCCTTTACGGGTAAAGATTTCGCATATAACCGAACCGCGAATGTGCCACTGAGCCATGGCGCCAATGACAGGCGCCTGTATTAAGCCAAAGTTTACACGCACAAAGCAGTATTCATCTAATGCTTCAAAGTCTACCGCTGTTTGATTTTCGGCGTAAACCGGCACGGGAGCAGCGTTGTCAATGACAATGCGCTCATAGATGCCGCGAATCTGCTGAAGTGGAGCTGCCATGGCGAAGTTCAGTTAAAACGTGGGCGATTAACAGGAACAAGAAAGCCAGCCTTGGCGCCCTTGTTGAAGGCAGCGGTAAACGCACCCCCTTCCATGTAGGTAGTGTACCAGTCCAGCGAAGCAGTGGAGCGATTATTGCCGCGCCCCTGGTCAATCTTGCCCCTAATGTTATCTTGCCGCCTTCCCCTTGCGACAACGTTACCTTGCGGTTCAAAGCCTGGATAGAAAAACTTGCCAGGGATAAGATCCATCGCCTCTTGCGCGTAAGGCGAAGAGTTGCCAATGAACAACTCGACCCTGCCAGCGCTTATTGGCTTGGCTGCAGTAAACTGGCCTTTAGCATTTCGACCTTGCGCTTTAAGTTGCGGGATATTGAACAAGCTGTACTTACCTCCTTCGCCACCTGGCCGGCCTCTTTTGCCGTCCGCAGTTTCAACAAACCAGTTTCCCTTAAATTCTCCGCTCCAGTCTGGACTAGCAGCAGCCAGATCATTGACAACTTCCTTTGCGGCATTGCGCAAAGCGTTAATTGCAGCGTCTCTAACATCTTCGGCCATTTTTTCAATGCCGAATCCCTTGCCTTTCTTGACCGGCTTTTTGCGTCGTGCCATTATTCTGCTCTTGCCGTGATCCTGGAAGCGTACATGGTAAATTTTTCTATTCCGCCTTCTATGCCTTGCGTGATGAACGGCTTGCCGTCAAGCGTAGCAATCACTTTGCCGTCTAATGAAGTTAGATAAACTGGCCCGACAGGCTTACCGTCACTGCCACTGCCGTAACTTGCGACTTCAGTTACCTTCCACTTGCGGCCAAGGTACTCCAGCCGATCGCTGGAAGTAATCGGCCAAGGCACCGTTTTGTGATCAACCCATGCCTCGACTTCATGCCCCTGCTGCACGCCATCGCGCTCCGCTTTCTTTGAGCGCATTACAGCGCCAGCAGCGTTAAATCTGGTTTCAATGCTAGGCACGTTTCCCGCTACTTCGTCATAAGCGCCAAAACTTACCTTGACGTAAACAAGTGACTGGCACCTGTACTTGCCTATCATTTTCTCGGCAAGTGGCCCTGCCCATACGTCTTGCGGAGCAGCCATTTACCCTCGGAACATTGGAATAATGGTCTGATTCTGCCGATCAATCCAGCAACCGATTAAATCAATCAACCATGGATACAAGCGCAATACAGTTGGCGAATTACTGCCAACGCGCTTGTCCCTTGGAAGCACTTTTGCGACAAGACTGGGATCGAAAAATTCCTGCTCAAATACATCGAACTTTTCGCGCTTGACGGCTTGGGCTGGAAGTTGATTAGCAGCGCCAAAAACTGCTGTGCTATCACTGAATAGCACAAATGCAAGCTCCGATGCCGCAGCGATATAGCTTGCGGTCAGCGCTTTACCGCAGCACGTTGCCTCGTCAGTACACCACCGCAAAGTGCGCAACGCATCTTGGGCAGACTTAAGCGCCTGCCCTTTTTGCGTTGCAGTCAATGCCGCCCAGTCATCCGCCTTGAGCGTGCCGGCCATGTAGGTGTCTACATCAGCTACCACGATCAGCGCAGGAGGCGTGCAGTTGCACGCTGGCTCGCTGCTGACTGCAGAATACGGATAGGGATTGGCCAGGCGATGCCACGGCCACCAGCGCGTCTGCATGGCGCCTCAGACCGCGACAACGCGCCAGGCGGTGCCGTTGTACCAGACCTTGGCGCTGGCGCTACCGCCGGCCACAGGCGCGGAGCCCACGGTAGGAGAAGTAAGCCCGGTCAAGACGCGCTCCATGCCCAGCACGGGCGAAGAGGGCAGGGTGGCGACGGTGAAGGTCTTGCCGAAATTGATCGTATTGAAGGTAGCCATCGAGAGACGATGCGGGGCCAGGCCCCAGCATAGCCCAGATCGACCATGAAAAAGCCCCCAGGACTATCACATCCTGGAGGCTCGACAGGCAACCAGAGGGAGCCGCCCCCACGGCTCGGGTCAGATCATACCATCAAAGGTCAGATCGTGCCCCCATAGGGCGAATTGACAACCAGGCGCACAAGCGGAATCAAGCGCGGCTCAGTGTAAGCAAGCGCAAAGTTTGAGCCAGTCGCAAGCGCAGCGTTTGTCGGGTTGTCAGTGGCAGCGCTCCAGCTCGTACCAGGAACGTGGAAACTGTGGTGGTAATCCACAATAATTCCGTCCTGCTTGGAAGGTGCATTGCGATCGGTTTCGATCTCAAGCGGAGTTTGATCGCCTTCCAAGATAACGCCTTCACCGCAAAGGTAAGTGACAAATTGCCGCTGCTGGCCGCTGGTGCCGATGATCGGCAACTGGTCATCTACGACAACATTGAGGTTGTAAGCGTTGCCAATCAGCAAGCGCTTGTTAATGCCCTTGCGGTCGGCATCGTAAGTAAGGAAACCCAACTCTTCAAGATACGCTTGAACAAGCGAGTGCATGAAGATGGTAGTAACCTGATCCTGCCGCTCGCCCAGTTTGTAGCGGGCTTCGATGACGTTCTGGGGAGTCAGGTAGTTGGCGATAGTGGCGCCAGTGGTGACAGCTTTGTTGAGGCTGTTGGTAGCATTAAGCGGTCCGCCAGTGCCAAGCAAGCCTTCCAACTGGGAGATCATCTTGCGCGTCTTGAGTTTGTTGATAGCAGGCTCAAGCATCGAACCAAGCGCAAGCAAGGGATCCTCGCCGCTCGCAAGCCGACTCAATTTGTCAACGGCGTAAGCAAAGCCACGATGAGTAATAGTGGCGTACTGTGTACCGCTTAGGATCTTCTGGAAAGAAAAGTACCCCTCGCCAGACTGCCCCCAGTCGTTGCCGGAAGTCATGGTTTCTTCCACCGGATCAATCGGGCGGAAGAATGGCGCTTCAACGCGAACGCCGGTCGTGCCGACAAGCAGCTGGCTGCTTCTGGCAAGAATGCCAGATCGGACCATCAGAGACTTGAGAAAAATCTCTTCTTGAAGGTAGGCGGCAAATTCGCCAGAGGTAGCAAGTCTCGTAAGGCTGGTAACGTCACCGGCAAAGGTGCCGCCCAAGTTGCCAAGGTAAGCCACTGAAGAAAAAGCAAGGTTTGTGTTTGGTCAGCACGACCGCGCAGCAGCGATGCTTTTGCCAGTGGCTTGGCGCTGCCTTACCCCTGGCTGCGAGCAG